TCTTGACCACAAAGTTCAACAGGGTCGACTTACCACTTTGGGCGATACCCTTGCAGAACGGGATGATCTGCCAGCCTTCCGCTTCATTCAGTTCAAAGGTCATCCTTCCGATCATTATATACATCCACTGCTTGACATCCTCATCCCACTCCTGATAGTCCATGATGGAGTCCAGGTGGGGCGTGGGAATATCAGACCAGTGCCTGACCTGTGTGTAGTCTTCAAAGTCTGAATCAAAGTAGCGTGCCGTCACCAAGTTCCTGTCCAACTTTCCGATCTCAGTCGAACCATAGGGATAAAAACGATTTCCATCGAGGTCGCCGATGAACACACCATTTCGGTAAGACCAGGCGTGTCGGTACTTGACGATCTCAGGGCACTGAATGTCGTTGTGCTCTTCCAGGTGAGTCGCGACTTCTCTCGCCATGGATGACCTCTTAGTTATCTGCTTCCACCGGTCAGGTGACGTGTTTTTGTCACTTATCGCATGAAGCTTCTCGCGGATCGTACACACCGGCTTCCAGGCCATGGTCCGATGACCCTTCTCGGTGATCACCTCTTCACAGACCATGTCCCTGAACTTTCGAAGTCGTTGGCGCTCGAATTCGTTCAGGCAGTCCAGGATGAGAATCTGAAAGGGATTAAGGTCTTCGGTATTCTCGATCGTCTTCGTGGTTTCTCCATCAGCCGACAATGGGTTTTCCATGGAATCTTGCAGAGAGTGTGTAGCCCCAAGCCACTTGTATACCTGTTGAATCTGATTTTTGATGATCCTGATGTCCATGCTGGCTTCATCAGATATCTCCGGGGCATCTTTCTTGATCCTGGTCTCGATGGCATTCAATCCTGCCATCCTCTGAGTGTAGACGCCATGGATCTTCTTGTGAAAATCGTTACCCACATTGTCCAGGTAACCACTACTGTTGATGTCAACGCTAAAGATGTATTTGATTAGACTTCTCAAATCACTGCCTCGAAGGTCATCAAGTCCTTGCTTGATATCGGTGATGTGAGCTGTGAGTTCCTCCATTGACTTGTCTTGGGCATGATTTAGCATTCGAAGGACGAGATCTTTTGCCTCTGACGTCATTTGTCTATATTACTTGGGCTTCATTTTTTTAAATCCCCAAGGGACTTGAGAATTTTCACCATGATCTTGTTGTGTATCTCAAGTTGCTGGCGGATCCCCACCAAGGTGCTGCACACCGTGTCACCGTCGACGGTCTCCAGGGCATTCACCAGGATGGCACCCAGGTCAACATCCTCGGTCTCATCTTCATCCTCGAGAAACTGTGAGAAGTCGGGCATCTCGGTCTCGGACACCTCGGACATCTCAGACTCTTCGCGCTCACTGTCGGTCATTTTTGATTACCCATATTTTTTCTTTCTTAAAAGGGCGCGTGCATCAGGCGGTTGAAAAAATTTTCTTGCCTATTATTACTAAAGCAAACTATGGCGGGAGGACTTATGCAATTGGTCGCATATGGAGCGCAGGATGTATACTTGACTGGAAGCCCTAAGGTGACTTTCTTTCAGGCGGTGTACAAGCGCCACACTAACTTCGCGATGGAGAACATCGAGCAGGTCGTGAACGGTACGGCGGCGGACTCCGCGCGTCTGTCCGTGACGGTTGCCCGCAACGGTGATCTCATCGGTGAGATGTATTTGGAGATGACCCCGAGTGATGCGGGTGCTGCTCTGTCTGCCACGTCTACCAACGACGCTACTGCCCCCGATCTTAACTGGATCGCCGAGCGTGCCGTTGCTGATATCGAGCTGACGATCGGTGGCCAGCGCATCGACAAGCACTACCAGAAGTGGTGGCGCCTGTACTCGGAGCTTTACCTGGATGAGGCCAAGAAGATCCAGTACGGGAAGATGACCTCTTCCACCGCTACCGGTAACGCGACCGGTAAGGTGTTCCTTCCCCTCATCTTCTTCTTCAACCGCAACCCAGGGCTTTACCTCCCTCTCATCGCGCTCCAGTACCATGAAGTGCGACTTGATATTACTCTCCACTCGGCATACAGCAGTTATTTCCAGGCGACAGCTGTCAAGGTGTGGGGTAACTACGTGTACCTGGATACCGAGGAGCGCCGCCGGTTCGCCCAGAAGGGCCACGAGTACCTGATCGAGCAGGTGCAGCACACTGGTGTCGACACCGTGACCGCCGAGGGCACCAAGCAGGTGCGTCTGTCCTACAACCACCCCGTGAAGGAGCTCGTCTGGTGCTTCTCCGGGACTGGGACCAGCGCGACCGCCAACGATATGTGGGATACCACTTCCAACCTTGGTGCCAACGTGACCACGGTTTTCTCCGCTCTTTCTGGGAACACTTATGTCGGGTCGCTCAGCACTGTCGGCAGCCCGATGATGTATGTCAATCAGAATGCCGACGATGTGTGGGCCGGCGAGGACGGTCCCATCACCAGCGGTGCGGGTCCGGTGGGTCCTCTGTCGACCTTCAAGCTGATCCTCAACGGTCAGGACCGGTTCAAGGAGCAGTCCGGTAAGTACTTCAACCAGGTGCAGCCCTTCTACCACCACAGCGGGAACCCCTACCCGGGTATCTACTCCTACTCCTTCGCGCTCAAGCCCGAGGAGCACCAGCCCACCGGAACCTGCAATTTCTCGAGAATCGATAACGCTCAGGTCGAGGTTGTGCAGAAGGCCAACGCCCTCCGCACCACCAACATGCACATGTTCGCTGTGAACTACAACGTGCTCCGCATCCAAAGTGGGATGGGCGGTTTGGCGTTCAGCAACTAAGTTAATTAATATACTCATTTGTTAGGGAAAATTGAACCCTAGATAATGAATATAAATAGGGAGGGTGGTTGAATTAATTTCTTAATTAAACATTAGAATAACTATTTAGGAAATGTCTCACGTGCTCGTGGAAATTAAATCCAAGCCCGGTATCTTTTTTGCGATTGATCGTGAAGATGCTGAAAAGGTTGAAAAGATGCCGTCGTGGTTTTGCGCAGGTTCAAACGGAAAGTATCTTATTTGCGACTATAAAAGTGGAAGTCTGAGAAAAAAGGTCAGGCTTCATCGTTTCATCATGGGAGGAATTGATATGGACGACGAACTTGTTGTGGATCACATTAACGGCAACACTCTGGATAATAGAAAATGTAATCTTCGTTTGATTACCCAGTCTCAAAATGTCGCCCACAGACCCAATGGATCCAATAAGAATAGTAAATCTGGAATAAGAGGACTACATTGGTGTAACACTAATAAGAGATGGATAGCAGCAATAAGAAAGGACGAAGATGTGTGGTGGAAGAAATCGTTCGTAGACAAGAAGGAGGCTGAAAAGGAACTTGCCGAGAAGCAAAAGGAGTATCGTGAGTTATTTGGAAACTACAATTTCAGCGACAAGGAGTTTTGTGAACCGCCAGAGGAGATTGTGAAGAGCCTGGAAGAACTTAATAAATTACCATACACTGGTCACAAACAAACAAAAGAACTAAGAGACAAGTATGATGCTAAGCGAAGGGAAATCACCAGGGTGAAGCGCGAGAAGGAGCGCGAGGACATTCGTGATATTTTGAATAGCACCGATCTGACGCCCGAGTCCAGGGCACAATTCGAGAAACGTTTGTCCAGGATAGATGCCGATGAGAAGAGGGCTGAAAGTCGTAGGATCAAGCGGGATCAACTTTGTTGAATATGCACGTATCGCGAATTACTACATAAATGAAATAACCATAGAATGCTAAAAAACCCACAACAATTATCACGCCAATATAAACCATTTAAATTATGTTATTATAATAAATGGGTGTTACCGTGAATCGCAACTTTGATTTCAAGGACTACGGCACGACTTTGAAAGCCACATGGGCTTCTACCGGTTCGAACTCGCCCACCATCTCGAAGAAGCAGGTGGGAACCTCAGAAGTCCCGGAAGGATCTCCAGAAGGCACTGTCGGTGATCCCATCTACAAGTACACACTTTCGTGCACATTCAACTATTGGTTGGACGAACAGGCGAGGAAGGACGGCAAGTCATCACTCGGTTCGTGGACCACCTCAATTGAGTATGACGAGGTGCCCACGGGAAATCTTTATGAACTTCTCTACGCCAAATTCAAATTGTCTCACGGATATTCTGATCCGGAAGTTCCGGTTGATCCAGCCAATGCCGCTTAAAGAATTGGTTAGTTAACCAATCAGAAATGAGTTTCGACCATATCACAGACAAATATTCACGTGCCTTGTTACTGGACGTCTATCAGGCGATGTTCAAGG